ACACATGTACCCAATAAATCTTGGGTATCTACATTTTCTAAATATTTATCATCTATAGATATTAAGCATTCTAATCCAGCATACCCAGTTAATGCTTGCCCCATTGTCTTACCGAGCATTAATTGTTGGTATGAAGTTATGTAATCTTGTTTAGCCCCAGATTGAGCTGAACTTAGCATATATTGATCAGGAATCGTTTGAACCCCAGATAATATAGTCCTAATTGTAGGATCTTGTACTATGTTAGTATTAATTGGCGTATGATTAATTTGCCCACTAAACCATCCAGTATCTTGTAATTGTTTAACTCGTAAAAAGAATTTAGGGTTAGGTTTATAACTAATAAAATTACTTTGTGTATCAGCTGACACACTTAAGTTAGGTGTTAATATAGAATAACTGTTTACTACAGCAGGGGTTACTGCGGCATTATCTAAATATGTAAATTCCAATACATTAGGATATATTCCGCTTTCTATATCAAATCTGTCACCAATATTAATATTAAAAGGAGCTTTTATTTTAGCATCTAATTGCCTTATGTTTATTTCTCCATTTTCTTTTTGAAATAATACAGTATTGGTAAAATCTATACTAGTTCGTAAAACTGAATCCCTATTTTGTCCAGATGTAGCCATTAAAAATACGTTTTCAGGTAAACCAGATGCTCTAATTGCTCTTTTAAAAAAAGTTTGATAATCAGTATTGGTGATCATATAATCTAATAAAGTTTGCGTAGATATTTGTTGCGCTACTTCTCCTACTAAAATACTAGTTGTATCAATTCCCAATAATCCATCTATTTGGGACTTCTGGATTGAATCAAACAGCATTGGTAATAAAGTTAATTGATATAAAGATGGCACTATTGTTGCCATTAAATATATGCCACCAATACTATTATTACCTACCAAAGTTTGTTGATATTGACAAGATAACATTACACCCTGAAATATAAATCTGCCGTTATCCGTTATTTCTATATATTGACCTGACCTAATAGTATTTCCACCTGCAAGAGTTGTATTTAATGATAATACTATGCTACTAGTTATATTTGATGATTGAATAGAATAATTTAATGACATATTTACAAATTGATACAAACTACTTACATCAGGATTAATATCTGTTGCATCAAATTTGGGTAAATCATTTAACACATTATCGGAAGTAAAATAATATTGAATATCTCTAGTGTTTAATCTTGGATAAATCTTGATACTTATATTGCGCATAAATCTATCCTTTAAAATTCTGGGTATATCGTTGGGTAATTTTTGGTAATTTTCGTAATCCTGCTTTTATTTGTGTTAATGCTGTAGGACCTACATTATAAGCTTGCAATGCTTCTTTCCAATTACCAAACCTATTATATAACATTTTTAAATACTGTGCAGCAATTGTAATATTTTGTTCATAATATTTAGCATTTGCCGATTCTTCATACGGTAATTTACTGTATGTCTTCCATACTGTCCTGCTTATCTGAGCTATCCCAGCTGAATAATTACTTTTATCCATTCCTACATATGGATTGCCACGGCTCTCATTAAATATTACTCTTTCTAAGGCATTTCTATTTATTCCTACCATAGCCGCAATACGAGATATGGAATTTTCTATATATTGCGGTATTACTTTCCCGCCGAATGCGATGCAGTATGCGCATTCGGTGGCATAGTCATAACTGCACCACCTTCATTACGTTGAGTGTTATGTGAAGTATTAATATTTCCTGTTATATTAATACTTTGAGCTGTGACATTCATAGTATTAACATTTGTCAATCCATTTTGAATTGTATTTACAATATCTTGTCCCATAGATTGCGCAGGAGATAATGAACTTTTTTCGTTAACGGTATTTGATAATGGCTCTATTTGTTTACGGGTTAATTCGGCTAATTTTGATGGATTCATTACTCCCGAACCCATTAATAACGTTAATTTGGGTAAACTTAATGGGTCTACTCCATTTTCAAAAGCTTGTAATTCTCTATTTAATTCTTTTTCAGTTTCTTTACTTGCTCCTGCAATATGACCAGTTTGTAAACTTTTATTAATGTCAAATCCAACTGCTTTACCAATAGCTTGGTTTTTATACCAATCTGGAATACTTTGTGACATAAATTGATTTGCTGAACCTAAAATGCTAGAATTATATTGAGCTTGAAATGCCATATTTTGGGCTTGGTTTTTATTATAACCCATAGCCATTAAATTTATTTGATTCTGAGAAGCACTGCTATCAAATACATCACCAAACTTGGACCTAGCTTGTTTTATATCTTCTGAAAATCCTTGTATGTTTTTACCTGTTAATGCTTGATATTGACTAGCTTGTATAGTAAGCCTTGCAAAATCTTGTGCTGCAAACCCAGCTTTTAAAAAATTTTGAGAAGTCTTATTTAAATCCCCTGTTTGTTTATTGTCTAATGGGCTAGATTGTAAATATGGCGTTATGTTATTTAAAATAGCGTTATAATTCTGAGATTGTCCATATTTTTGTTGAAATGCATCAGATAGTGATGCTGAAATTGGCGTACCTCCCGTTATATCACTTCCTGCTATTTGGTAATTTGTCCTAGATAATCCAAATCTACTAAACCCAGTTTTCCATTCGCTTACTGATGCCATAGCGTCACGTTGAGCTAATGCCGAACGTATAGCCATCTGTTGTTCTATTTGTGCATTAGCTAATTTAGCAGCAGCATATCCACCAGTTGCAGCGCCAGCAGCACCAAGAGCTAACCCCCCTTTTTCTATTAACCTTCCTACTCCGCCAATTACAGGAATGCCTTTAATTATCGTTCCTATACTTGATACAGCACCCCCTATTCCACCACCTATTCCTTCTGCTTCGGCTGAATTGTGTTGGATTTGTCTATTTTTCTCTATATCAAATAAATTGCCAATATAATTACCGAATTGTTGATTAGCATTACCTTGAATAGATGCAACACCAAATTGTCCTGTAGTTTGCGCTTGTCCCATAATAGCATTAGTTTCATTACTAATCAGTCTATATGCGGTAACTCCTACAGCTGCCATTACACTAGTAGTTAATGTGGAACCTACTTTTTTGCCTAAATCTTTAAAAGTATTTTCTAAATCTTTGCTAAAATCATTTACAGCTTTGCTAAAATCATTAGTGGTAGATTTGAAAGGTTGACTATTTATATCATATGGTGAAAATTTTGGAGGTTGTGATGTGCTACCTCCTGGTACTACTTTATTAGATGCAATAGTCAATTTATCTAAAGTAGCATTTAATTTAGTTAATATACTAGCTAAAAATTGTAATGAGGAATCAGGACCACCTGTACCCATTCCTGAACCACTACCGCTAAATTGAATATCTATTTTATGGTCTGCCATCTAACTCTTGCCTAATTCGATTGATTAATAATTTAAAAAATACTAGCTGTTCGTGTCTAATTTTAGCATCTTCTCCAGCTGTAGTGATGAGTTCAAAAACCAAAGAGCTGTTTGTAACAATTTCGGACGCGCGTATTCCCTCAAAAGTTCGGGCTTTTTTTTTGCAATAGTCACCATTGCATCAACTTCTTCGGCAGTAAATTCAGTAGGTTTTTGTGTGGCTAATTGGGTAAATTCCACATATTGAATATATAAAGCATCCAATACATCATAATTCATCAATCGTAAATCTGCTTCTGTAAATAAAGCTTTACCTTCCGTTTTAAATGGTGATGGAGTTAATGCTTTTGCTAATATTTTAGTCATTCCGTTATAATGGGTAAAAAAGTCATCGAAGCATTCATGCTTTTTGCATTCATTGTTCATTTCTATACGGATTTTTACATATTCTTCCGCCGTTAATAATCTTAATGTCCAATCTATACCAGCATAATTAATAGTAGTCGTTGTCTGCGCTCCAATGGTAATATTATCTAACATAGCATTATATTGGGCTAATGCTTTAAAATTAGTACCGCTAGAGTTTTCTACCAGATCCTTTTTTAAATCTGCTATAGGAACATTACGAATATTATTAACTGCATCGATGACTTTTTGTTTATCCATGTTCTATACTTCCTTTATTGCGCGTCAATAGTAATTGTAGATTCAGCTGTAGTTGATACTGTACCAGTAGTTGCCGAAGCAGTAATTGATACTGTAGGTGCCGCTGTTCCTGTTGTTTGTACATAAGCATTTAATATTACAATTCCAGATGTTACATCTGCGCCGATACTTACTACATTAGTTTTTAATACAGTAGAATTTGTAGAAGTAATTGTTAATGTAGTGCCTGAAGTTGCTGCGGAAGTAACATACAAAAATGCTTGAACTTTAAAAATCTTATTTAAAGGCAAAGCAATTACCCCAGTATTAGTGGTAACCGTAATATTACTAGAAGATGCATTAGTGCTTCCTGTAAACGGTATTACGCCATTTGCTATTCCAGTTACAGCAATCCCTGCTACTTCTGCATAAGTACGGTATACTATATTATTAAAAGATTGTAGAATAGTGCTAGTAGCAGTTGGAGTACCAGAAGTAGCCACAAACCCAGTTAATGGAGTCGCAAGGGTTTCTGCAGTACTTTCACTACCTAGAACTAACCATGCATCATCACTAGCGGGAGCAGTTCCTAATGTTGGTTGATTTGCTGGGTCTGATGCATAATATGTAATGCCCACATCTGTTACCACGGGACATGATACATATGTGCCACCAATAGCAGCTGCCAATGCAACAGCTTGAACTTTATATTCTACTGAATTGCTCCATGTTGTAAGAGCTGTTAATAAAAAATTATATTTTGACATTTGCTATTTCCTATAAATTAGATGAATCAATTGCTATAAATGAGCAATCACGTACCATAACTTCACCTTCATTAGGTGCGCTTATATTAATTGAAGTAGGCTGTACTGGACCAATGGTAAATGAAGGACCAGCTGGTACTCCATCAGCTAAAGTAATTGGAATAATAGTAAATACAGTATTTGGATTTGCTATACAAAATGTTCTAAAATTTAAATAATCCCCACTAGTTGGTAAAAACTCTGTCCAGTTTACAGTTACCGACCTATTACCAATAGTTATACCTGTAGCTACGCCATTGGATGTCATGCCTTGTTGTAACCTATTATTATAAGCAGCTTGCATACTAAAACTACGGATTTGACCATCTGGTAGATATTCTATTCCATCAGCTAAAATAGCTACTCTATCATAAAGAAATTGTTGTGTTGCCATTTTATTTACTCCTATGCTGCATTAAATTGATATAATGAACTAAATACATTTATTAATATATTAGCACCGTTTAATTGTGGAATTATTTGACTAGGGACATAAGCATCTACCTGGTTTGGATTATCAGGATCTTGCGTTACAGTTACTAAGTCAGCATATAGAGCCACATTTTGTACTACTCCTGCCGTTTGTGCTGTATATAAAATTGATACAATACCATTTTTAAATGTAGTTAAGAATGATGGAGATATTAATGCACTACCAGCATTATCTGGCAATATTCTTATAATTTGGAAGTATTGAGCTATGTTGCGTTTTAAATCTCTAACACAATCCCAAATATGAGTATATCTAAATTCAATATCAGGTACATTAGTTCCTGGCAAAGTAGTTAACGTTGTATTAGATTGTAAGAATTGCACCACATTATTACTATTTGGAGCTAATGGTAACCATCCTCTTGTAACAGCTGCATTACCTGTACTATTTTGTGCTATTGAATAACTAGTAGTAGATGCAACGCTTGATACTGGTAAATGGTTAATTCTAGATAACATAAGTGGAGGGTAAGGAGCATCACCATTTGCTAACATATAAGCTACACAAGATGCTATACGTCCAGATGCTACGTTACTATTAGTATTGTCATAAGGAATATTACCGAATTTTTGTACATATGGGTAAGTAACAAGTATTTTAGTTTGGTCGTTTGCAATAGGAAGATTATTAACTTGATTTGGCAATGATGTTATATTTCCTGCAATTGCATAAGTAAAGTAATGCCCGTTATTAGCTTCTGCTGGTTCATTAATTAATGTATTACCATTATAATAATCTGCATGTGTAGTACTAATATTAGTAGCATTATTAATTGGGAATTGCAATACTGAACTATGTATATCTACTCCATCTAGGAAGGTATAAGCATTTATAGTATTATCTAATACAATACTGATTGGATCACTTACAATGAAAGTTCCTGTTACATCGGTTATAGAAATTACTACATTACCGTTTTGGATTGAATAGCCACCATATATACCAGATGCTGCATTTTGAGATACAATAGTATTACCATATGCTGTTGTAGGTAAATAACCTAATCCTACAGTATTTTCTGGGTAGATAACAGTAGTTTCTTCTGTTTCAATGTTTATTTCATCTGGCGCACCTAATACAATTGGAGTTGCTACAGCTGTGATACTGGTTTCTCTATCACTTGTAATAGATAATATTGCATTAGGTACTCCATTAGCAGAAGATGCTGCAGATAATGCTGTTTGGTAAAAATCCCATACCATTAAAGCAATAGGGTCAGTTTCGTTAGGGTCTGGATATTGGACATTATTAACACCTGTAAGAGTCATATTGCCCCCAGAGGTGCTAAATGCCACAATATTTTGGATAGTTAAACTAGCTACGCCATTATTTATAGTAGCTATGGTTGCTGATCCACTTAATATACCTTGAGTTAATGTACCCGACAAATTAAAATCTGTTAACTGAGTAAAGCCATATGGAACAGTTGACCATGTTAATACTGTATTGCCTAATACACTATTAATTGCAGTTGGTTGTGGCAATATTAAAGTAAAGTTATAGCCAATTTGGGATTTAATACCATAAGTATTTAAATATGCCAAAGCTTCATTACAAGTTTTAAAAGATGGTAACACCCAT